TGTACTGAGTCAGTAATTTTTCCGTTTCTGCTGCTTCTTTTCCTTTAGTTGCCGCCGATTCATCGTATCTACGCTTCAACTCTTGCACTCTAGCGCTTTGCAAGGCTATTTTTTTAGTCAACATATCTGACTTGGCCTGCAAACCTTCAAAGGTATTTTCAAAACCCTTAACGGAACCGCCAGCCGCTTTAAATTCACTTTCAACAGCTTTCAGTTTCCGGTTTATTTCTGCAAGGCTACGCGTAAAATTCGCACTATCCAATCCAAGCGAAACACGCAACACGCCAACATCTGCCATGCTCTCACCTCCTTGCTAAAAAAGAACTTGGTCGATATATCCCGCTTGCGCCTCTTCTTGATCCCCTTCGATTCGATTCACCTTTTTATGGATGTCGCAAAGCGCAAAAAATTTCCTTGGAGTACAGCGCCAAAAATCCTTTTCGTCCATCCCTAAAATCACTGTCCCGGCATACAACAACAGAGGCCAATCCCAACCTTGGTTTTCGTTTTCAAGATCAGGATTGGCCTCTAGTTTTTTGGATCAGGAAGGGCCGTGTTCATCGCCTCTGTGATCGCATTTGCAAGCTCGGAAATGTTCGCAATATCAATCATTTTTCCGACTTCTTTTTCTGTCAGACTCTCATCTTCATGTAACAAACCAGCCCATAACAAAGCACGAATCGCTTTCATCGAGACATTTTCGACAGCTTTAAAGGCTTCTGTTATACTTCCAAATTTATCCTCAATCTCACAAAAAGCATTTAAATCAAAAACAAGATGACGTTCTTTATCCAACTGAACAGGAATTTTCTTTACTTTCGCATCAAGGCTTTTTGACATGCTTTTTCCTCCTATCTTTTATTGCATAAAAAAGAGAGAGGAATATCCTCTCTCGCTCATTAAGCAGCAGGTGGTTCGTAAACAGATGTGAACCAAGATGCCGCTTTTTCAGGTGTAAAGTTTGTCGAATCTTCATCTGCAATAGCTTGCCATAAACCATCTTTATCACGTTTCACAAAAGTTCCTGAAAGCTTTGGAGTTTGGAAGGCAGGCTTATCCTCCATTGTTTGATATTCTTGTTCTGGTAATTCAAACTTTCCTTTGTAAAGCCAAACGAAGCGATATTTGCCGTTGCTCTTTTTAGATTTAAAACCGATGGCTACATACGGAGCTGCATCACTTACTTGTTTTATCAAAACACCATCAGCGTTGACAGTATGCCCGAGCAACTTCGCCTGAATATCCAGTGGAATGTCTTTCACTTCAAATTCCACTTTAATTTCCCCTAAGCTAGTAACCGTTTCAGACGGCCCATCATCCGCATAAAGTGTTTCAGTATTGGATGAAGGCGAAATTTTTGCTGTAATGGCACCTACTATTTTTTCCGGCGTTTCATACGTTTCATCATCCTTCATAACGGCGAAATGCAAATCTCTTAAACCCACTTGAACTCCTGCCATTTTCTATTCCTCCTTTTATTGGAAATACTTTATTCTTTTGATTTAGAATCTGGACATTCAAACTTTTGTTCAACCTGTTCTTTAACAACTTCAATTGGCACTTTATTCACTATCCCTTCCCCATCTTCCTTGGCATCTAGCTGTAGACCTGTTGAAATTTCAATGAGAGTCATATATTGACCTACTCGCAATCCATATTCAAATACTTCCTTTGAGTCAGAAGGTACAACTCCTGCTTCCTTCATGTTATCTAAGGCTTCATTTAACTTTACAAATACTTCGGAAGATACATCTACAAATGCCTGTTTTGCCTCATCGCTGACCACAACATATTTGTTTAAATTTTGTGCTTTCAACTTCATTCCTCCCTTTCTTCTACATAAGAAAACCGGAGCACCTTGTGATAGATTTTGGTGTCCGGTTCGAATAGATCGGTTTCTGTTGTTCGTCGAAAGCCAGCTTGCTTCATTTGTTGTTTGACTTGATCAACTATTGATATATAGTCACCTTTGGACCACACATCGACTTGATAAAAAAGTGCTGTTTCTTGTTCTTCATCATCGGCATGTAAAGCACCGAATTGATTGTATTCAAAAAACGTAATATATGTTGTCGCTGTGCCGCTGTACGTTTGGAAAGCAACAGGAACGCCGATGGGCTTCAATGTATCGATAATCAGTTTGTTCAGACTCATAGCCCCATCTCCCTGCGTATCACATCAGCCATTTTCTGTTGTACTTGCTCTTTGTTTTCTTCAAAAGCTGGCTGTAAAAACGGACGCGCTGCCATTTTTGATGTCCCAAACTCAAGAAAAAAACCGTAGAAACGGTCACGATCAGGGCCAATATCCACGGTTCCATCTTCCGTGATATCGGAAATCACAATGTTTTCGGCTAATGCCCCTGTACGCTTTGGCGCTTTCTCCGAAGCCGTCTGCTGAATGATTTCAGCCCCAGCTTGCAAAGCGTCTTTTTTGGCCTGTTCTGCTTCTGCTCCAATGCGTCCAAGTCGACTTAACAGTTCCTGCATGCCTTCAAGCTGAATTCCCAATCAAACCACCTCCTTTGCGATGATGGTGAGGGTTTTGTTCAGCTCATCATCATTAATGGGTGGAGCAACAATCTCAAAAATGCGACCTTTATAAACAATTCGCATACTGGAATCGACATCTTTTGTATATCTCACAACAAAACGAGTTGTATTTTCCGCTTGTACGGTGGCCGCTGCATAATATTCACGGCCTTGTAACGTCTTGACCATTGCCCATACGGTTTTAACATCTTGCCATCGCTGATCCTCTTCAAGTGGAAAGCCGTTTTCATTTGTAGCATTCTCGTCATATCGTTGAAAGGTAATGCGGTGTCGTAATCTACTCGGATTCATTTGTTTCACCGCTTTTATCAGCTTGTTTCGTATTTTTTCTTTTAGGCTTTACTTCTTCCCCAACAAAACCAAGGTCAAAAAGTTCTTTAGCGCGCTCCGCGTCATTCGTGAAATACATGGATCCTTCGGGGTAATACTCTTTTGTATGCCGATCGATAAAGTTATTTAAAACAGGAAACTGCTTCATGATGATGTATCACCTCCATAATCCTTCAATTGCAGCACAATACTATCAAAAGCAAAATTCAACTTGTCTATTTTTGTACTCGGATCACGATTTTCATAATGAAGTGCCACATACAACATGACAGCCAACTTGTAAAGCGAACTGTCGGATTCAAGGACTCCCGCATTTTTCAAATATTCTTTTGCTCCATCCATAAGAAAAGTGAGGATAGAATCATCCTCACTCCCATCAATCCGCAGATAATTTTTCAACTCATCTAAGGTGAGATTCAGCATTTTTTCATACCCCTATTAAGCTTGAGGAGCCACTTTTGCAATGCGGAAAGCTGATTTTAACTTAATTTGGTGGTCCAGCCATGCCGTTAAAACGAATAGCTCAATACCAGTTTTAACATCTTTATCACGATCGCGGAGCATCGTTAAATCATAGTTGAAATGAGAATAGCTAAAGTCTCCCACAACGGGATCAATGGCTGCATCAACAAAAACTGCCGGCTTTCCTAAAACTTGTTCCGGTTGTGCTTGATACAAAGTCGCATTCCCATTAGCCAGAGTTTCAATAATGTCCATGTAATCCGCATAAGTCATTACAACTTTTGCATTTTCCCGAAAATCCTCATGTAAATCCGCAATGGCAGCTTTAATAGCCTTATATTTATTTTCGGCTTGTACCACTTTGATTGCATCCTGGGTGCGATAAAATGACATATGTTCTTCTCCTGTAGCAGGTGATGTCGCAAATGCCACTTTCTTTTCTTTTGCAGCTAAACCGGATTCAAGTGCTGCTTCAACAGTCTGCACAAGATTTGTGCTGGTACCGTTTAAAACAGTTTCGGAAATTGGTACAAAAACTTTAAATTTGTGGCGTCCAAAAACAACCGTGTCACCGGTAGCCGCAATTTCTTTTGCCGTTTCAGTGTCACCAATAAACGAATCATCATCTAATTGGAAAGCGATTTTGGGAATTTCCAGGTTTGTTTCTTGGGTGAAAGTTGAAATATCACGCAATGGATTTTTAACAAAAGGTTCGTGTAACAATTCAGTCGATACCGTCTTAGGAAGAAGTTTTTCTCCTCCTGTTGCTGGATTGGTATTATCTCCTAATGCTTGGCGTACATCTTCGGATAATGGTTTACCCGTCATAGTTGCACGAATCATTTCAGCTTTCGCTTCAATTACTTTTTGCTTTGGATCCTCAATTGCTTGAATTCCTTTATTTTGCTGGAATTTCGCTTTTTGTTCCGCTTCTAGTGCGTCATGTTGCTCTTTAATCACATTAAAACGTGTCTTTAAATCCTCTTTCGACTGTTGCAATGCTTGAATTTCGTCCATTGTTGCGTTTGGATCCACTGCTTTTTGAGCAAGTTCACCTTCTACTTTTTGCAACTGTTGACCAATAGTGGCCATGTTTTGTTTCAACTCAAATAAAGTTTGACCTTCTGCAAAGTATTGAAGATTTAAAGGAACTAACATTTTTTTCTTTTTCATTTAACCAAACCTCCTAAAATAGTATCTAAATAAGCTAAATTGGCTTTTGCTTCCTCTGCAATTCGCTTCCTCTTCGCCATTTCATCGTCTGAAACAGCGCTTTTTGGCTGATTTTGAGCCACATTTAATAGATTTTCTGGAACATTTTTGTATTTTTGAAGCAAATCAAAGTTGATAGATGCAGCCATTTGGTTTGCTTCCTGAACCACATCACAAAGGCCATATTCAAACGCTTCATCAGCTGAAAGCCAAGTTTCGGCATCTAGCATTTCCTGCAATTTTTCTTCTGTCAGCTTATCGCCGGCTTTTTGCAAATAGGTTTGTTTACTGGAATTACCAATTCGGTCTAAATCGTCA